CGCCCGTCACAGCTAGGGTCGTTGCAATAGTCTCAGCCGCAGTGTTCACCACGCCTGGTGTGTTAATTCCACTTGTTCCGTCAATAGTTACTGCCATATATTTCCTTAAACCACGACCCAGCGTGAGCCGCTAGAGACTGTTACGACAATGCTGCTGTTAACTGTTACTGGCCCTGCGCTCATGGCGTTGTCGCCCGTAGCGATGGTGTAGTTCTCTGCAATCGTGGCGCTGTTGACCACAATGCCGTTTGAAGCTCTTGGTGCTTTGACACTCAACTCGCCGGTAGAAGGCTTGTATAAATACTGCGCGTTGCTTGTGAAGATCGTTGTTGGCACACCGCTTGTTGCAGATGCAAACAAGGGAAAGAGATTGCTTGCCGTTGTGGTGTCGTTGCTGATTGTTGCACCAGCCGTCCCGTTGGCGGCCGCAGTGATCAGACCCTTGGCATTGACCGTGATGTTTGCGGCCGTGAACGAGCCAACATTGGCGTTGACAGTTGCCAGTGTGCCAGCAGCAGTGACGTTGGTTGATCCGTCAAAAGACGGGCTGGTGTAGGCCAAGTCACCCGTAACTTCAATCGTGCGGCCTGTAGTCAGAGTGGCCGCGCTGCCGGTGGTGCTTTGGTTCAACGTGGGAATATCAGCTGCAACAACAGCGCGGAATGTCGGTACACCAGCAGACCCGTTGGGTGCAGCCAAGACAAAGTTGGCCGTTTTGCTAGCGTAAGGGTTGAGCGTGTCGCCGTAGCCCGAGGCCAAGCTGATGGCAGGGGTCGTCCCGCCACTAGATACAACGGGTGATGTTCCAGTCACCGAGGTAACAGTACCGACAAACTGGTCAGCAGATGAAATTGTAAAGTTAGGGTAAGTACCAGTGATCGTAGTTGTGCCGCCTTGGGTCAAGGCCACCGTCTGATCCGGTGCTGTATTGGTAATGGTCAACGTGCCGGAAGTTGTGATCGGGCTGCCTGAAACACTGATGCCTGTGCCGCCAGTAGCTGCCACACTTGTGACTGTTCCAGACCCGCCGCTTGCGTTGATTGTCTGATTAGGCCAACTGCCGGTGATCGAGGTAATGTTTGTACCAGCTACCAAGCTGGGCGTTGCTGTTCCTGTACCACCACTAGCCACCGCAAGAGTGCCAGCCAAGGTAATCGTGCCGGTTGTGGTGATTGGCCCACCACTTGTTGTCAGACCCGTAGTGCCACCAGATACAGCGACACTTGTTACTGTTCCTGTTCCAGCACTCACATTGACAGTGACATCATCACCAGAGGCAGTAGCGGTAACAGTCGCGCCAACAAAGTTGATGTTCTTCACACCCGTGGAGATCGAGCTACCCTCGTCTTTAATGCCAACCGCCCCGTTGGTAGACATGGTGCTGATAACTTGTATCTTTTGCGCCAAGTCGGGAGATACAACCTCACCAACATTGATCTCTTGCCCAGTAGACAAAGTAATGATTAAGCTGCCATCAAAGTCAATTTTGGCGTCCGTGACAGAAACACCATCTTGACCATCTACACCGTTTATGCCGTTCAGCCCATCAATGCCCCGAGCGCCTGGCAACCCATCACGACCTGGCCTTCCGTCCTTACCTTTTTGCCCATCTACACCGTCTTGCCCATCACGCCCATCTTTGATATTGGCAACCCGCTTCTCAATCGCCTTGCCGGTTTCGTCGTACCTCGCCCGAATGTCGGACTCCATCTTCTTTAGGGCTTGCAACACCAAATTGACATTGACCGCAATCTTTTGCTTTTGGACTTCCTTGCTCTCAGCAATAGACTTATGAATTGACTCAAGCGCTGCTAGCTTGTCATCGTCAGACATTGAATCGAGATCAATCATTTCAATGCTCCCGACAGTTGGTCAAGGAACTCGTTCTCGACTGAGCGTAGATTCTCTTGTTTGTTTGCCATCTGCAACTCAACGATCTTGGACTTGTTCTTGATGTCAGCTTCTTTGAGCATCAACTCAGCAATCTTGACCCGTTTGTCAAACTCTTTACCCTCATTGTCATCTGGTAAATTTTTTGTCAGCGCCGCCATAGTCTTAGCTTGCGATTCTTGCGGCATAAGCTGCGTTTCCACCGACAACTTCTGTGCTTCTGCCCGATTCTGTTCGGCCTGAGTGGTGTTGACCGCAATCTGAGCCTGTGCTGCTTGTAAAGCCAGTTGCTGTTGTGCTTGTTGAAGTTGCTGGGCTTCTGGGTTGGGCTGGCTCATCTGGTCAAGCGCCGCAATCATTTCATACCTGTTAGACAGGCTGGAATTGGCAAAAATGCCCTTCAGAATGATCGGCAGTACGGGTGTATTAGGACCAAGCGTCTGCAACAGACCCACAAACTGCTGCTGCTCGTACTCTCTAGCAATAATGCCTAGCGTAGCCGTCGGGACAAACTTCATGTCTACCGATGGATAGCGCTCTGGGTCGAACTGCATGTACCTGAACGCCGCCTTTTGGATGAACGGGATCAAGAAATCTTCTTGGAAGTTCACCAGTGTGCGTTTGTACTTCTTGATGATCGTGGCGACTGCCATTGACATGCCAGCACCGTCCCGATTGCCTTGGCTAACCATGCCTTGACCATCCATCGTGCCGGTGGCTTGTAGCAACATACGCTCAAACTCTTTGGCCGTGTTCAGATTGTTAAGACTTGTCTCGCCAAACTTAAAGGGGTAGAGAATTTCAGCAGGGTTGCCGTTGACCAAGAACGCTTTGCCAGGTTTCACCTCAAACTTAGCGCCCCGTGGAAGGCGAGAAGCGTCCAAACCTATCATTGGTGAGGTAGTTAAAGCAAGAGAATCCAGATGGCTACGCACTTGAGCGTCAATCGCCTTCTGCATGTTGTAGGACTTCTCCACCGTCCCTCGACCCAACAGCCGATTTGGAACGGTATCGTCCTGATAAGACAGAACCGGACGATCTTTCATCATGTACGGGTTTTCTTCTGCCTTGAGCAGCAAACCCTCGTTGGCAATCACCACAATGGCTTCCACCATGTTAGAGTAATCATCAGCAACCGAATCTTCGGGGAACAATTCTTCTATTTCCTCGTCCTTTTCGGTCAAGTACTCTCGCGGAACAAGGCCGTAGTACGTCAGCAACCGAACTTTTCCATCTCTGTACTGGCTGACCTCTTGGGTTGGCTCAAGATCAGTGTCCTCATCGCCCGTGGTGATGTTTACTTTGCGGTAGATGCCCTTTTCGATGCCTTCAACTACTTTGTGGATGCTGACAAACTTCTCAATTGCCACACCCATGCAGTCATCAATGCTTGTCCCATTGGGGTCGAACAAGAAATTCTTAGGGTTAACAGGAGTGATCTTCACCGCAATGCGGCTTTTTTCTACTACACCAATGGCAGCTTGACCCATCTGGCCTGGAATCGGCTGGGTGGCTGGCTCAAAGACCTTTTCTTCTTTAACAACAATCTCGCCGATGCCCGTGCCATAGATTTCAGCCATCAACTCGATCTGGTCGATAGCTTTTCTGATTTTGTCTTGCTTGAAGTCTTCCATCAACTGAGCTTTGAGCGTTTCCACATCCAGAGGATTGCCGTTGACATCTTTAAGATCGTCTTCAATGTCAAAGAACTCGCCCTGACCAAAGATAGCTTCCATGATTTCAGCATGGCGGGTTTCCACCGCTTGTTGCGTAGCAGGGGTCACGATGCGTGATCGCTCAGACTCTCGCGTCTTGTCCTCAGCCGCCCATTCGCCACGGAAGATGCGCTCGTATTCTAGGTAGTCGGGAAGAAAGTTCGTGTCGCGCCAGTCGCGCCAGCGGTCACAGTGGTCAACGACAAAGGAGGTTAGCTCTTTGTCGTTCTCTGTTGGTTCGTCGAACTCATTTTGATCCATAGCGTTACCTCGTTGTGTCGGCTATTGTATTGGCAAATTTATAGCGGTCGATAGGCAAGGCTATCAAAAAATGCCGGTGCTTGTTGATTAAATTGTTGCTGGATCATGTTTGGCTGTTGCATCTGAGTATTTAAGCCAGGGAAGCCCATACGGTACTGCATCATTGGTTGAAGTTGCTGCCCAAATAAACCACCAAAATTTTGAGCACCACCTAATCCCATCAGCGGGTTATAAAAAGGTGGCTGTTGCATCATTTGGAATTGACCACCAAATAGTCCAGCGCCAATTGGTTGCGGCGCATACCCCATGTTTTGTTGCGGGGTTGTTTGGTTTCCCCCGATTGCGGCTTGTGGCATCCCAGTTAATTCTGTAGTTTCTGGTTGCCCTGCGGGGTTCATAAAATCCAAACCATACGCAATGTTTTGAGCGTTACCTCTTGGATTAACCCCAGCGCCCATTGGCCCTGATGTGCCTATCGGCCCACCATAATTCCCGTATATGTCTAAGCCAGTCTCAGGATTCCAAGACGGGCCTGTATCGCTCCACCACGCAGGTGTGTTTGGGCCAGCCCGTGACATTGATCCCTGAACTGCCTGTGGAGAACCAATGGTGTCAAATTTTCCGGCCATTTTTAAACCCCGCTTATTACGTCCATCGGCTCCCAAGCATCGTCATCATCTTGCTCAAAGTAGCTTGTCACGGCCAATTGGTCGATATATGACAGCGCATCCGGCAAGTCATCATGCACACCCTGCGAGGGAAACATCAGAAGTTGGTCAGTAAAGTCTGCCCAGTCTTCTTCGCTGTTCAGGATGACTCGGCCATGCTCAAACCTTCCTTGAAGCGACCAGATGATTCTATCTGTTTTCTTACGATTGCCGTGGGTTAAATCGACAATGTGGCTGTAGACATTGTTTTTTCTCATCAAATCACTTAGATACGGCAGGACAGCGTTCTTGAGCGCCCCCCTCTCAATCCCGATAGACAAAGGCCGGTACTCCCTCATCGCCATCAGAATCTTGGAGGCTGTCTCACGGATGTCCCATCTACCGTGTTCAATCTCTTTAACCCACCATTTACCGTCTTCCGTTACCTTGACCACCGCAATGGCAGATTCATCCAGCCGCTTCTTAGCATTGGCCGCTTGTTTAGCAACCTCCTCGAATCCAGCCAAGTCCACCGCCACGAAGTAGCTGCCGTGTTCAGGCTCTACCCCATATTTGATCCACTCTTCTTTGAACACATCCGCGCCAGCGTTGCTAAAGGACGCCATGTACTCTTGCTTAAATGAAAAGCTAGACAGGGTTTTCTTTGCGCTTTCAATCTCCGTCGGGTCGATCAGGGGGTTGTCAGCAGTGGTGAAGTGCCAGGATTTCCAGTCCTCGTCCTTTTCTGCTTGTCCCAAGTTGTATAGGTCATAGAACCAGTTTCGGCCCTTTGGAGTGCCGATAAACATCGCCCGACCCTTTCGGTCTGACAGGGAGGCACGAATAACTTGTTCCCAAGCCTCGGGCTTGATGTCGGCGACTTCATCAAGAACGGCATAGGTCAATGAGACTCCACGAAGGGTATCTGGTCTATCAGCCCCACGGACGTAGATACGCGCCCCGTTGATCAGGGTAATGTCTAGGTTGTTGACATGGCTAGACTGGATGACCTCTCTGCCCAAGTCCAAAAGCAAGTCCCAAATGATCTGTCTTGACTGCCCCATAGTGGGAGACACGTACAGCACAGCCGAGCCTTGTGGACAACGTAGTCCCTCAATGATTAGGGTAGTAGCCGCCAGTCTGCTCTTGCCACACCGCCGTCCGGCTGCAATGACTTTAAACCGAGTTGTGTCTGTATAGACCTCTTGTTGCCAGGGAAGGAGGGAAAAGTTTAGATCAGACATCCGTAATATCCTCTACAAGCTGGGGAGGCGCTCCCAACCCCGTGATGTTGATCGTAACAGCAGACCTCTGAGACTTGTCCTTCTCAAACATAGACATAGGCAACGTCCTGTCAAGACACATCTTTAACGCAGCCATCTGACCGGGGTGTTCATCATTGAGCGCAATCTGGATCACCTTTTCGGCCACGTCCTTGCCGCCAGACCTGATCATCAACTCTTTCAATTCCTTGATGCGTTGGTGATCCGTTTTGGGCAGCGTTGCTGGCGGGTTGTCAGCGTAGCGCTGGATTGTCATCTTGATTGGCCGGCCTCTTTTTTTCTTCTCCACTTTTGCTCCTTTTGTTCGCGCGATTGTAGGTCATCTGGCCTGACCACAACAGTTGGTAGCTGTTTTCCCAAATTGCCTTTTTCAGAGGGTAGGGGGCTCCTGTAAATTTTACAAGTCAGCCAGTACCCCTTCCCCCCCCCATGATGTTAGCTAGCGCCCACTAACATTAAGCTCGCGCATGTGGCTAAATGCTTTAAGCTTGAAGCAAAAAGCGTGCTAGCTCGAAGCAAAAAGCGTGGGGACTTGCGGGTGCTTTATGCCGGTACCAGGAGGGCTTACAAATTTAACTGCGAATCGTTCTCATTAGCAATTAATATCCATTCGTTAACATTGTCACCAGGGCGAAACCCTGCATTGTACAGCGCAGCATAAATTGCGAGCATATCCCGGAAACCCTGCGACAAGTCACCGGCGCCCGCAGCTAGCAAGATAGCGCGCTCGTCATCCTTAAGGCGCCGAAAAAAATTGACTGTATCGAGCTTACAAGGTCTAGCCATAAAATCCTCTGTGGGTCATTGTGCCCCATTGTGACCGCATTTTAAAACCGTTCCGCTTCTTCAGCGTTCCGCCATGTTCTGTATATATTATATTATTTATATATTTATAAAAGCATAGGGAACAATGACCACAGAGTGCAAAAACCTAGCATTGGCGCGGCTTCGCGCGCGCCCCATGCGCCGCCATTTCATAGGGCACATTACAACCCACATGACCCACAAACTGTACGCAATTCGTTTACATAGGGTTTTTGGTCCGTATCGTAAGCTATTGATTTACAACGATATTTCAAAAGCTGGCACGATTCTCTTATGCTATATATATGAGAGGGTAAGATTTTTAACGCTACTTAAAGGGGCAACATCATGGAACATCAGTACACAGTCACTCTTTACCCGCACGGCAACGCCGCCGCCGTTGGCATCGTGCAATTGTCGCCAGCGACAAATTATGGCTACTGGGAATTTAAAGACGGCAGCGAGGGCGGCGGTCTATGGTTTGAGAATAACGAGTTAATCGACTTCGACGGCCACTATTTATTGCCCGCCAAAGTCGTGACCGCATTGCGCGATCATGGCTGTATCGTTGATGACACATTTAATTAAAGGGGCAACACCATGAAAATCGGCGACATCATCACAGCAACAATTTATGGCCGCGCGGTACGCTGCAAAGTCTTGGCTATCCATGCGGCGGGCACTGTTGACGTGCAGCGCGCGGACGGTCAGTGCTTCCGTATCTCAGGACTCGCAGCATGAACCGCAACATTTTCACCCGGCGCCATGTCCTGCGCGCCGCTATCCTTAACGCTGCCGGCGCCTTGGCGCTGGTGGCCGGCGCGCTGGCGCTCATGCTGGCCTATTTTGATGTACTGGTGAAATAACATGCAAAATTTTCTAGGCTATATCGCATATGAGGGTCCGTCGATCATCGACGGCGCGCCCATTGTCGTTATTGTGAACAAAATCGACGGATCCGAAAATGCCAAAACCGGCGCCATTGTGCAGAGTTTCATTATTCGGGCCGACGTGGCGCCTACTGATGCACTGAAAACCGGCGCCGACGCTAGCATATGCGGCGCATGTGTGCACCGGCCATTGTTGGCCCGGGATAACGGCGCGGCGCCATGTTATGTCAACGTCGGCCGGTCCGTGCGGGCAGTTTATGAAGCGTACCGGCGCGGCCGCTATACAAAGGCGGACCCGGCCACAATTGCGCGCGCGTTAGCGGGCAAAATTGTCCGGCTTGGCACGTACGGTGACCCGGCGGCCGCGCCGGTCCGCATGTGGGCGCAAATTACCCGCTATGCGGCCGGCCGGCGCGGATATACGCACCAATGGGACCGGCCCGGCTTCGACGCGGCCGCGTGGGCGCCGTTAGCTATGGCGTCGGCCGATACGATCGATGAAGCCGCAAAAGCTAATTTGCTTGGCATGCGGGTTTTTAGGGTTTCTATCGGTGTTGACAAGCAGGCCGGGGAAACCATTTGCCCTGCATCGGCCGAAGCCGGCCGCAAAGCCACATGCGCCAAGTGCACGCTATGCGCCGGCACGTCGATACAGGCGCGCGACGTCGTTATTGCGGACCACGCTAGCGGGCATGCCCGTCGGTCTATTCAATTGAAAGTTATCGCATGAATAAGTTATTCCCCACAATCCCGGCCGGTGAATCGGTCCCGTGTTTTAACTGTAATGGGCCGTTGACCGAACAATCGGCCGTATTGACCGACTATCCACCAAAACGCGGGCAGTGGCGCGCCTACTGCAAAGCGTGCGACATGTTTACGTTTTTTGATAAGGCTTGATTTTCAGTGCATGCGGCCGCATTGGCCGTATGCGCGGACAATCCGGTCCGGCAACAAAAGGGAAAACATGAACACAGTCACTATCGGGCGCACTACTTATAAGCTGCGCGACATCTCGACAATTTTTAGTGACCACGCCAAGTGCACCGGTAAGCATAAGCCGGTCAAAAGCAAAGGCGGTGAAAAACGCGTATTCCCTAAAAATGGCGCGCGTATGAGTACCGCCGATTATGTGTTTACTTATTTTCGTTTAAACCCGCATGCGTACACTGGCGCAAATAAAAACGGATTTAATGAGGAAATTGCCGCATTTTTTCAACCCTTGGCCGCGCACATCAGCTACCCGCAAGGCTTTGATTCTTACGAGGTGGAAGCATGATCTACGAAGTGCAAACCCGCATGGTCAATAGCTGGGAGAACGTCTGGACAGACGACGACGGCGACACTCTGGTGACGTTTGAAACCTACGAAGCCGCACAAGCAGAACTTGCGGGCTACTTGGCGGACCTCGCGCATTTTGTCAAAACTGGCGATCTGACAGACTACAGCCCCGACGATTATCGAATTGTGGAGGTGGCGCCATGATCGATATGCGGGTCCCGTCCTACGGGTTAGTTTTGCAGCTACTGAACGCGGCCCTTTGCGAGTTATCGCATAACGAAATTGAGGAAGCTACGGCTACCATTGAGCAGGCGCGCTCATTGCTGGAAAGTTTAGGGGTTGACGTATGAAAGGCGTACCCTACACCGTACGAGGGTTAACCCTTGAATGCGAGTTTGAGTTTGAAGCCGGTGAGCCGGCGACATGGGACGAACCGGGATGGCCGGACATCTACACGCTCACGGGCGCATGGCTGGACGGGGTTAACGTCACGGCGATAATTGACCCGGCCGTGGTTCAAGAGCTAGAAGAACGGGCGCGCTGGCCGTGATTTATGCCTGTATCGCGCTTTTAATTCGCATTCTGACGGGCCGGAAACTTAATTAGTTTCAACGCGCCATTGCTACCCGCGCCCTGAACTAAGTCTCGCAATTCAGTTTTTGACTTGTTGGCTAGTTCAGGCGCGCAAAACACATGTTTTTTGTTGGTGTTGGCTCTGCTTTTAAGCAGACCCATGTCCAGCCATTCAGCCTCACGGAACGCGTGCATTAACGCGTTAACGGGTATTTTCATTCCCGCCGGGGCCAAGCCGGTTAACCTATCGCAAAGGGCTTGCCACGGGCCACCAATGGCGCCGCAACCAAACTCGCCCATGCGGGCGCGCATCAGTTCAGCCAAAAAAGACTCGGCGCCACTCATGCCCGTGTCGATGAGGATTAGCTTGGCCTCAGTCACCGGCGGGGCTGCGCCCGGGTTAAACGCGGCCACGTCTCGCGTGTGCAGCCAAGCGGCTATCCGGGCAAAGCCGCCCGCCTCGTACCAGTCAACGAGTATTTTTCCATCGGCATCCGGCATTCGGTTTACAAATGACTTCACGACAAACCACCGGCGGTCGTCTGATGGCAGCGTTAGGGGTATGGACTCGTTAGAAAAGGCCAACACGAACAGCCGGTTAAGGGCTTGGTACGGGTGCATGCCCTTGCGGTTTACGGTCAGGTACTCGGGCGGGGCTGCGATGATGGGTTTAAGATGGTTTTCAAGTGCGCGGCGGTCTTTGGCCTCAGACTGGCGTAGCTCTTGAAAAACGATCATCTCGCGCTCGTACGCGTAGCCCCACTGGCTCATAATGTCCGCGTTTTGGATGTTCTCCACGGCTATGGCCTTGCCGCCATCGAGTGCCCATTGCATCGGTAGCCACATAAGGTCTTTACCGGCGCCGGGGTTGCCCATGTGCAGGACAGCGTGATTAATCTTTCGGTTCGCGTGTTGGACTTTAAACGCCATCACGTTTAAAACGTGTTCGCGCTCTATTTCGTTGGGCACCATGCGGGCGACGTGATTTAGCCACATGTCAATATTGACGCCCTGGACGCCGGACACATCCGGGCGGGCGTCACGCCAGCGGTTGCCGTGGGGCATGCTGTTCCGGGTGCAGATCAAGTCTTCGCCAGCAGCGTAGGTTATGCCGACCAGCGCCAGCGCGCCCTTGGCTTGCCGGTTTTCGTCGAAGCAGACAGACGCCTCGACCTTGCGGCCTGAGTTAACAGACTTGCAGCTTATGTGCCGGAACAGGGCATTGAACGTGCCCCGGCCAACCTCGCGGCGGTCTTGCAGATCAAAATAGGCATCGTCGTCTTGAATGTAGGCGAAGCGGGTGTACCAGTCTTCGCGCTCGGTGCGGCTCAGTTCTTTGCGCTCGGTTTCCGCCACGATCGTAGCGGCCACGTCTATATAGGTGTCGTTGGGCGTGAGTTTAGCTAGCGCGCTGGACATGGCGCTGACCAGCAGTTCCTCGCGCAGCCCGGGCGCATGGTCTGGCCCGCCCTGCTCGGCCACCCAGTCTAAGAACAGGCGGCTACCGAACTCTACGCAGTGCGAGTGCAGGCAGCAGTAGGCGCGGGTTAATGGTTTGTATCGCCCTTCTGGGTTGCCGTCGGTATGCTCGGCGGCGTTAGGGCAGACCACAGCGGCCCAGCCTTCGGCGTTGGGTTTGGTCAGCAGCAGACCCTCGTTGGACAGCCACGCCAGCACATCGTCTGTACCATCGTCGGCGATACGAATTGGGCTGTAGCTGCTTTGCACGGGGCCGGGCACCACATCTAAGGCGGCGCAGATTTCTTCTAAAGTGTACTCGCGCTCGGGGTGGAACTCGACAAGCTGCGCGGCGAAGTTATCACGGCCCGGTTTCAGGTTAACGGAGCCGGGCAGGCGGAAGTTACGCACTGGGTTGCAGGCGCCGGGGTCGGTGTAGCCAGCGTCAGCGATGGCGCGGATGGCGGCGGCAAAATCGTCTTTGGGCGGCTGCACGCTAAACACATAAACCCACTGGAACGAGCCTTTGCTAGTTTCCATGATCCATGTTGGGGCCAAGGGCGGGGTTTTGCTCTTGGTGCCGATGTCGTCCAGCATCATCATCAGGATGTATTCGCAGTTAGCGGCGCTCGCGCTGACGCGCCCGTCTTCAAAGCGTTCTACGATAAAGCTGGCGGTGTTGCCGTACCACGACTGGCCTTCTTTGATCTTATGGTCGGGCAGGAAGGCGGGCCAAGTGGCTTTAATGGCGCCGTCGGCGTGGTATTGCAGCGTCGTGCCGATGGGTTTTTGACGGACAAGCAAAAAAGTTTCGCCCTCGGGCGCTAAATTTTTTAGAAACGAGATAAAATCTGACACGGTAGTTCCCTCCTTGAAGTTTTAGCCCCGGCCTTACCGCCGGGGCTTTTTTACGAATATCGGGTTGTCGTCACACCTTCAGCAGCTAAGGGCAAACCCGTAGCCCATGCTGGCGGTTCGCACATGACGCGGTGCATAGCCGCGCTGACTGATTCGGCCTGCTCGGCCGGGCACTCAGCAACGATCTCATCGTGAACGTGCAGCACGACATCATCTATTTGGCGCAGGGAATGACGCAGAATATCGTGGGCAGCGGCCTGCGTCACGTTCTCGACTGCCAAGCCGCGCCACAGGCGGGCGCGAGGCCATTCTTTGGCGTCAGCGGCGGGTTTCCAAGCAGCTTTGGTGTACGTCACGTTGCCTTCTTCATCGAACTTGGCATTGGGATAACACAGCACCCTGCCGGAAGGTAAACTGTACCAGAGCATGGCGCCGTCGAACATATAGGTAACCCTGCCCGCGCTGACTTCGTAGTCTTTATTTCGCATGGCGCGCAGGTAGGCGCCCTCAAGTTCTTGGCCGTGCTGCATAGCCCAAGGGTTTGCCCTGCGCCAGCCCTCCACAGCCCGCTGGACTTCGGCGCCGGTTAGGTGTATGCCGTAGGCGCGGCCAAACACCTCAAAGGCGCCAGCCCCACCTAGAAAGCCAAGGGCCAGTTCTTGCACCTTGCCGACCTGGCGCATGTCGCCGGTCACTTCTTCGTAAGGCACACGAAAAGTAGCGGTGGCATTGACTTTGTACGGGTCGAGGCCCGACCGAAACACGTCGAGTTTTTCTTCACCGGCGGGGCAGTTGGACAGCCACGGATGCACGCGGCCCTCAATGGCCGACCAGTCGTAGGCGATCAGGACATGGCCGGGCTTGGCGATCAGTGCGGGCCGGAGCATTGACTTGAGAACATCAGTAATGCGTCTTCCAAATCTTGGAGTGATTGTGTGTCCGCGCACCATAGCGTTGCGTACTTCATCAGGTGCTTTGGCGCACTTGCGGGTAAAGTTGTGAACCTGTGCGCCATAGCTTGACGCACGTCCGGTGGCAGACCCTCCAGCAAAAACGAAAGCGCCTCGGACTCGGTAATCCTCCTCATCGGCAAGTTGCTCAAGGCGGCTGAATTTCGCAACCGAAGACGCCCAGAGGTCGTCCGCGCATTGAATAACGTCCGCAACATGGGCCGGAATCTCATCGTGGTTCTCCATCGCAAGCAAGTTAGCCCGCACAGTCTTGTCGATTGAATACTTCTCGCCGTTCCACATCAGCTTCTTAGCCTCGTCGCCTACGCGCGCCAACACCCACTCGCGCATTTTAGGAGAGCGAACGCTGGTGATCTGGCCCTCGGTCACCTCGGCCACGATCTGCTGAATTTCTTTTGTTTCCGCAGCAGCAAAGCGCATGGCAGCGGCGCACAGCGGGGCGTCCACCAGCACGCCACGGTCGTTGATGCGCTCGTTGACGTGGTAGTCCAGTAGTTCCTCGTCGGACAGTGGCCGCATGGCTTGGCTGATGGCCCGCATGGCGCGCACGTCCTGTTCGCAATAGGCCACCATCTCGGCCATCAGGGCGACGTCCTCACGGAACGGCGGTATGCACAGCAGCCGGATCAGTTGCGCGCCTCGGTGGTCTTTCTTCATGCTGGCGCCAGCAAACCGGCCAGCGTCCTCAAGTGATCCGGGCGCGCAGTTGGCGCGCGCCTGCGAGGCGGTGCAGTAGAACTGCTCTAATCTAAAATTTTGTTGGAGTACATACCAGAAGATCAAGCGCTCAAAGGCCGCGTTGTGGGCATAGATCAGGCCGGTGTGCTGGCGCACGGCATCGGGGAAGGGTTGGCTGGGTAGCCAAGTCTGCACATCGCCATCACCAAAGGCGTAGGACATGCACAGCACCTCGGTGCTAGCGTGTTGAGCGTAGTTGTAGACGCCGTGCTTTTTAAGGTCACAGAGGCTGCGGGTTTCAA